TTTGCTGCATCTGTTTCTGTAAGTAAATAAAAATCACTACCTGTTGTTATAGTTTCTAATTCAGATGAATCTTCTGTTTGGTCGATTGTACCAGATTCTAAAAGTATAGAACCACCTGTGGTATCTGTACCACTTTCTATTTGTATTTGTTTTGTTAAATCTTGAAATCTTTCTTTGTGAACTACTAATGTTAATTCGTTTCTATTTTCTAAACCGAATTGTGTCATTAATTCTTTTTCACCTTCGTATCCACCCTCTGCATTTTCAACATACATCTCAATAGGAACTTGTGTGGTAAACTTACTAAGTGAATCTTCACCTAAAACATTATCAATAGCAACAGTCGTTCTGTCTATGTAATAAACATCATGACCAAAAATTTGTATTGCTTCTTTTACTAAGTCACTATACAGATTTTTTTCAGTCTGTATTGATGTGCTGTTATTTGTGTGAAAGGCTTTATTGACTGCCATGGCATTATCCTATCATTCCCCAGATAGGTGTTTCGAATGCGCCCTCCCTTATTGCTGTTTCAAGTTTATCTATATCTTCTATTGCTTGAGAATAAATTTGTTCACCATTCATTGTTACACCACCTAGTGTTGCTACTCCATTAAATTTAGAGAGGTTTGCTCCCCATTGTCTTTTAATTAATGCTGTCGCATATCTTTTTAAATAGATATCATCAAAGATATCTGTATATGTTGCTGGGTCTATTTTACGATAACATTCTATAATTAAGA